GGCCCTAAGTACAGCGGATCGACGGATATATACTCTCCCTTAACGGCCTTCTCTATGACCCTGAACTTCTCATAGTGGACCGCCCAAGCAACGGCTAATGCCATGATTATGAGAAAGGCTGGCGCTCCCTCCTTAATCGCCTGATTGCTGCTGGATATGACGGCAAGGGCGCTTGACACAGTGGTCATTTCGGACGATGCCATAGCGGACGAGGCAAGGGATCTAACATACGGCAAGAAGGGCTGGTCGTTTATGAGTAGCTGAGTATTGAGGTCTGACACTGTTGAGGAGATCACCGTTTTGGAAGTGTTCAAGGCCTCGCCCATCGTATGGGAACACATTAGTAATATCGTAAAGATCTTGATTGATGATGCCCAAACGTCACTAGGTTTCACAGAGACGTAGCCCAAGCCGTCGTCGTTGGTTCCGAAGCTCTTTGCCCTTGAGAATAGCTTCAGCAGACACCTCTCCTCATAGGCATGGATGACTGAAGAGCACATGTCCGCGGTGCCCTGGAATATACCCTGGAACATTCCGATAGTCGAGGGGAGAGTCCAATCCGGGTTAAGCTTGGCTTTCTCTACGAGACCAGCTAAACCATCTAGTGCCCTCAAGTCTGCGTCTTCCGCCATGAGGATGTCATGGAGTCTGACCCTCTTCTTTGTAAGCTCATTGCAAGCGTGCTTCACTATGTCCCTGAACTCCCCAGTGGCCCCGAATGCTACGTACGTGGCGTAGAAGCCTGAGGGTGTCATAGAGGGGCCGTAGGTGGACCTGTCTGTCATAAAGGACAAGGTTACGTTGTCCTTCATCGTGACCTCCTTCTTAGCGTCTATCATGTATGCTATCTTGTCCGGATGCTTGAGCACGCTCCTTCCTGTCTCCTTAGCCGTGTCGTAACCGACCGAGTCCACGAATTTCTGAAGCCCTCTGCCGCCGAAGTTCAGGAAAACTATGTCTCTGGGTTTCTCTATGGAGTCCGATTTATCTGTAGCGTAGCCTATGATAGAGCTTCTCTTAGTAAAAGACCTAGCGGCGATCGAACCTATGGAGGCTAACTTGTCCGCACCTTCCCCGTTCTCTAAGAAGGACAAGGTGGCACTTGAGACTTCCCTGTCGGCCCCGACAAACTTCTTCACAAAGGGAACTGTGTTCGTGACAAATGAGGGAAACGAGCACTTATCTTCGG